CTGCTTGTCCGACACGCGCGAGGCCATGTCGGTGCCCTTCGGCACGGGCAGGTCCGCGGTGACGAGCGTGAACGCGTCGCGATGGAACGCCAGCCCGAGGGGCGAGGACGATCCGGTCGCGCCCGAGGCGCCGCTGCCGGCGTTGTAGGTGATGGCCGCGCTGCCGGCCGGCGAGTTCGAGACGGTCTGGAAGGCGCCGCTGGTGATGATGGGCGGCGAGATCGCGATCGTGAGGGTGGTGCCCGCCGACGCGACGTCGGCCGTCACGGTGAACTGCTGCAGGTCGCCGGTGGACTGGCGCGACTGCGGGTTGACCGAGAAGACGCCCGCCATCGTGAACGTGTCGCCCTTCTTGAGCGACGGGCCCGCGGTCCAGGCGATCGTGTCGATCGAGCTGCCGGTCTGCCCCGCGGTGGCGCTGACGGTCGGTGAGCCCGCGAACGTGCCGCTGACGTGGGTCGGGCAGTTCTGATCCATCGCCCACGTGAAGCCGCCGGCGATCCCCATCGTGCCCTTCGTGTACTGGGTCGCGATGGCCGTCGACTGCTGGAAGAGCCCCTTCAGCGCGTCGACGATGTACGCCTGCATCTTCGGCGTGATGACGAGATAGCGCTGCTCGTCCTGCGGTGCGGCGTTGTTATCGAGCTTGACGCCTGCGAGCAGATAGGTCAGCAGGTCGGCGACGTTGACGCCCGGTGTCCCGACCGCGTTGAAGATCTGCTTGTAGAGCTGCAGCCCGTTGAAATCCATCTTGTTCGCCAGCGCGGCGACGGCGGGCTGAATGAAGCGATCGCCGAAGTCATCGATCGACAGCTTCAGGTCGGCACTGGAGAACTGGAAGTCGACGTGGTCCTGGGTGGTGAGCGCCACCGGAACCTGCGTTTCGGTCGCGTCCTGCAGGGCCAGCGCCTGGCCGGTGGAGACGACATACCGCACCGGCTTACGGGCGTTGACGACGTAGCCGATCTTGGCGCCTTCAATCGCGAACTTATCGTCGTACTGACGATTGATCCGCTTGGTAAAGGCGAGGTTGTTTTCGAGGATCCGCAGGGCTTCCCGCGTAATCATCGAAATCGTCAGGAGCGTGTTATCCGCGTAACTGAGGCCGCGCGCGTCGTGTCCCTGCTGGATCAGCAGATAGACCACAAACGTCACGACAGCCGACACGGCCCAGCAGAACGTGTTGTTCTGGAGCCAACGAAGCAGCACTTTCCTCATCGGAGCCCTCATCAGCGAGTTGCTGCGGCTCCACTGCGTGGCCGGGAGTAAGTCGGAGGTCTGTTAGGCGCGACGGGCGCGGAGTTCGCGCTCGCGTCGGACCTTAAAGTCCTGGTACGGCTCCTCGTCGGTTGCCACCGTGGTGGCCGTAGGTCCCGAGCCGACCGGCTTGATAGGTTCGGGGGCCTTGGTTGTGGGTGCTGCCGCGGGAGACGTGCCGGTCTTTTTGGCGTTCCCTTGGCGGAGGCGTTCGTCGAGCTTCGCGAGGTGGACGAGCTGCTGTTGCGGCGCCTTGAGGGCAATCGCTTTCAGTTCGTCCGGGTGTTTCAGGAGGTAGTAGGTCAGCGCCGGCCCGTCCTCGGCGTCGAAGACGGTGAACCCGTCGACGACCTTGAGGGCATGGGGACCAATCGCGACTAACGTCTCCTGAACCGACTCCTTGGCTTCTTCAAACGCTGCATCGAAATCGGCGTGGGTCTTTTTGAATGCGTCGAGAGCGGTGTTGTAGGTGGCGACGCGTTCATTAACCACACGGGAAGCCGAGTCGCGCTCGATGCGCTCGCGCTCGGCAGCTCGTTCTTGTTCAACGATCTGTTTGGCCTCGCGGACCGCCTCTTCGCGAATCCACTTGCCGTGGTCGCTGAGGTAGTCCTCGTAGGTGGCGTACTTGGCGTTCCCCTTGTCGTCGACGGCGTCGAGCTTCGGTTCGTCCCGGCCCTCCGTCGTCGTGGTCGTCGTCGCGGCCGTCGCCGCGGGGGGGGCGGTCGTGCCTTCGACCGACTGGCGTTTGGCGAGAATCTCGGCGAGGCGCGCTTCCTCGGCCTCGACATCACGTCGGACCGAGTGCTTGCTGCGGGTCAGCTCGTCGATCTCGTCCTGGATCTTGGCCTTACGTTTCGCGAGGCGACTGCCGGCCTCCGATGCCTCTTTGGTCTCGCGCTCCTCGCGCTGCTCCGTGGTCTCCTCGACGGGCGCGGCGGGCTCCGCCGCGGGCGTGGTCTCACCGGGGGGCGTCTCTGCCGCGGGCTTCGCCGGCTCCGCGGGCTTGGCCTCGGCGGGCTTCGTCGCCTCGGGCTTGCCGGTCAGCGCGGCGATGACTTGCTCCGGCGTGTCGGTGGTCGAGACCAGCGTGATCGTGTCGTCGGGCATGGGCTCCAGCGGCGCGGGACGCACCCGCGAAAAAAGAAAGGGCGCCGTCGTGATCCGCGAACGAGTCGCGGTCTCACGAGGCGCCCTGGTCCTCGTTGCCCTCTAAATGCCTCTCACGCAGGCCGCGGGCGGCGGCTTTTCGGGTGCCCCCTAGCGTGAGCGGTTCTACTTCTTCGGCCGCTTCGTCCGTCGGGCCTCTGAGAGCGCGATGGCGACCGCTTGCTTCTGCGGCTTGCCGTGCGCGATCTCGCGCCGGATGTTGGCGCTGATCGTCTTGCGGCTACTCCCGTGCTTCAGCGGCATTCGTACCCCACCAGATAGCCCCGATGATGCCGACCCGCGGGATTCACTTTCAAATCGGGCGATCAGCGCTTCGGCGGCGGGCCCTTGGCCGCGGGCTTCGCGGCCGGCGCCGGCTTGGGCTTCGCCTCCTGCTGCAGCTTTTTGACTTCGAGGTCGCCGTGCTGGCTCGGCGTGAGCCCGGCCTGCTGTTCGATCTGCCGCCGCACGTCGGGCGGCGCGTCCTTGTAATTGAGCGACTCGGAGACCTTCTTCTCTTGCGGCGCCGCGGGGGCCTTGGTCTCCGGCTGCGGGGCGTCGAGCTGCATCTTGCGCTCGTGGAGGAACTGGGCCTGCTGTTCGAGCTGATCGAGCTTGGCTTCGAGGAGCTTGAGCGAGACCTCGGCCTTGGCTTTCTCCTCGATCTTGGCCATCTCCATGTCGGCCTTCATTTGGGCCAGCCGCTCGTTCGACGCCAGCTCCATCTTCCGGATTTCCGCCTGGCCCTTCTGCTCGGTCGCCTTGGTGTCGATTTCCTTCTGCAGTTGATCGATGACCTGCATCGCCTGCTGCAACTGGTCCTGCATCTGCCCCATTTGCTGCTGGACCTCGGGCGGCAGGGGCTTCTTGCCGTCCTCCGGATCTCGAGCTTCGGGCGGGACCAGGTGCTTGAAGCGCTGCGACAATTCGCGCGCGCCGGGCCAGTCCATGTTCTTCGTCAGGACGTCGAGGGCGTAGGGCGCCGCCAGCGGGAAGGCCTGGATGAGCTGCGTCATCGCCTCGACCGATTCCTGCCGGCGCGACTGGAACGACGGCGTCACCGACACCGACACGTCGTAGCGCCCGGTGCCGACGTCGTAGATCGCGCCGCCGGCCACGGTCGCCATCAGCGGGTCGTCCTGTATCTGTTGCTGGAGCTGCTCGGCGGAATCGGGGTTGCCGGCGTGGACGAGCACGTCGCGCTCGCGGTCGTCGAGGCCGATGATGCGGACGATGCGTGGGCGGTCGTAGTAGACCGGGATCCAGTGCAGGAGGATGCGGCCGATCTGCTGAATCGAGAGCGCCTGGTTGTTCAGGAAGTGCGAGGTGCCCTGTTCCCCCTGCTGCTGGCGGGCGAGAATCGCCTTGCCCGACTGTTCGCGGCTGCGTTCCTGCGAGGCGTCGAACATGCCGATCACGGACTTGAGGTCCATGTCGGCCTGCTGCGTCGCCTGAATGATCGGGCTGATGTTGGGGTCGTAGGCGTTACGCTGCGGCGCCGGCACGAGACTGCCGTTGACGTCGATCGGGTCGTATTCGAGGAAGGGGAAGTTGCGGCGATTGGCGACGAGCCACTGTTCCTTGGTCGACTCGAACTGCCCGACGGCGCCGATGACCGGCGCGCGCGGGGCGAGCGCGATCATCTCGGTTTCGGCACTCACCCAAAAGTTGTAGGTCCGCTGCGGGTCCTTGGCGTCGCGGATCATGCCGCGCAGGTTGCGCTTGCCGTTGACGACGAGCTTTTCCCCCTGCACCGGGACGAGCGGGATGAAGGGGCCGGGCAGGTCGCGGCCGGCGGTCTTGGCCTCGTTGCCGTCGAGCACCTCGATCCCGTTCAGCGTCGCCCACTTCAGCTGTTTCTTGACGGTCTTCCGCCGTCGGATGACCTGCACCTTCGGCGGCTCGCCATTGGGGCCGGGCTTGGTGTCGCGCTCCCGAATGGCGTCGCTGTAGGTGGTGAGCTTGAGCGGGATCTGCTCGCCGACGTCGACGTAGTACTCGACTAACTCCGCCGGCACGAGGTCGAGATAGTAGTACTCGGCGACCAAGACGCCGCTTTCATTCACCCACTCGGCCGTGTCATCGCCGATGCTCGTCCAGTCGGTGAGCGAGGCGCGCTCGGCGCGGGGATAGCGCGCGTGGTATTCGTGCCACGGCACGCGGGCGATGAGGAAGGCCCACTGCAGGTCGCTGCCGTCGGGCATCCCACTGGCGACGTCCGGATAGACCGTGAAGGGGTCTTCCGGCGACTCGATGAGGATTTCCTGCTCGAAGCTATCCGGGGCAATCCAATCGGCCCGCACCCGCAGCCAGCCGCGCCCGATGATGACCTGATGTTCGCCGGCCATCGAGTAGGCCATCGGCGCGTTGGAGTTGCGCTCGATCGAGCGCGCGATCCCCTGCAGCACCTCGGCGGTGTCGACGTCGGCGCCGTTGTCGACCGGGTTGTACTGAATCGCCGGCCGCTGCTGGCGCGCCTGGTTGAGGACTTGCCGGACAAACTGCGGGAGCCGATTGATGGTGAGGCAGGGGCGTCCGTCGAGGACCCGATCGAGCTTGATGTTATCGGGCCACTGCTCGGCGTTGTAGAACCGCAGGTCGTCGAGCATCTCCTTGCGCAGGGTGGCTTCGTGGTCGCTGCTTTGCCGCCAGCGCTTGCGCGCGATGGCGAGAAACTCCTCCGCCGTGGTCGCCGCGGTGGTCGAGCGGTCCTGCGCGAGCTGCTCGTCGGTCTGCTGGGTGGTGAGCCCGGCCCGGTCGGAGGCGAGCGTGGCGCCCGTTGATCCGGGCGGCAGATCCTCGGGGGCGGACGGCAGGACGGTGCGGGGGCGGCGCGGCATTACGAGGCCTGTGGCAGCACGTGGGCACACACGCGGTCGTAGATCCGCCGGTAGTCGTCATGGTGAAAGGCGTGTCCCTCATAGACCGCGGCACTGACCTGGATAAAGGCGTCGAGCCCGTCCGCGGCAATGGCGCTACAGAGCAGGTCGCCTTGCGCAATCAGGATGATCGCCGCGAGGTTGGCCCAGTCCTCGCGCGCCACGGACCCGTGCTGCACGCGGTCGAAGAGCGCGCGGGCCTCCGCGAGGTCACGAGGGCTCAGGGCCATCAGCGGGGAGGTGCGTCGCGAATTGCCGCAGGAGCGTCTCGACGCCGGTCCGCAGATCGCCGTCGGGGATCTGCGCGAGGAGCGCCTGGAGGTGGGCTTCGCTGGTGAGGTTGGGCGCGAGCGCGTAAATCCGCTTCAGGTCGTGTTGGACCTGGGCGACTTCGGCGGCTTCGGCGGCGTGCGCGCGCGCTTCGCGCGCGGCGCGCGACAAAACGATCTTCACGCGCGTCAGTCTGCGCGGCGCAGGCAGACGCGCGCGAATTGCCTCAGTACTGCGGGCGCGGCGGTGGCGGGACCGCGACGCCGGGATTAGGCGGCGGACCGAGCGGCCGGCGCATCGGAGGCCGCATCGGGGGCTCACTCGCCTCCTCGGCGGGCGACTCCGGCGCCATCGCGCCGCCGGTCATCTTGGCGAGCAGCGAGCCGACGTAGGCCACGGCCTTCGCGCCGTCGTCGGGGCCGAAGGGGTTTTCCTTGTAGTCGCCGCCGGAGGGATACGCGGCGCCGGTGCGACGTCCCTCCGGGGCCGTACTTTTGTAGTTTTCGCAGACAAGGACGCCGCCGTTATCGCCTTTCTTGACACTGAAGTCGGTCAGCGTCTGCGCCGCCGCGCTTTTTCCTGAGCGCGCCGCTGCCCCGACGGCGCCGAGATCCGGTCCGAGTTTTGCGATCACCGCCATGTCGGTCTCCTTCTCTGCTGTTTGTGACGTAGTAGTCCGCCCGCGACTATCACATCTGTCCTATGTCTCAACGCGCCAGGTCGCCTGCCCGGTGGCGCGGCGGTAGCGCTCGGCGGCGAGCTGCTCGACTTCTTCGCGGTTATAGAGCCGCAGGTAGCCGACGCGTCGCGCGCGGAGCTGGCCGGTCCGTTCGAGATAGCGCACGTGGTTGGGCGAGCAGTTCAGCAGCTTCGCCGCCTCGCCGGTCAGGATCTCCGCCATACGTCCTCCCGTTAGATTGGGGCGATGCGGAACTCGGCCTGCGGCTGCGTCTTCTGCAGCGTGGCGAGGACCTTCTCGGCCTCGTCGCGCTCGACGTAGTAGAAGCGCTTGGCGGCGCCCCGCAGTTCGAGCCACTCGGGATGCGGGGGCCGGTCGCCGGTCCGCGTCTCGATCTTCCAGATCGGGCGCCGCACCGTGCTCATCGCGCCAGCCGATAGACGGTCGTGAGCTTGCGCACGCCGAGCGCCTTGAGGTCCGCCGCCGCCTTGAGCCACAGCAGGTTCTTCAGCGCGATCGCCGTCCCGTAGGTGCGCTGCTCCCCCTCGAACCACTTCACGAACTGCTTGGTGATCGTCATCGCTAATACCCCGCGTTGCCGTAGGCCTGTCCGGGCTTGAGCTTGTAGCTCGGGGCCGGTTCCAGAATCGTCGCCAGCGCGCCGCACTCGACCAGGTAGTTCTCGGCGGGGTTCGGGAACGCGATGCCGGGGCGCTCCTCGCTCTTCTCGATGACGTTCCCGCGCCAGTCGACGACGTCGCTGTAGGCGTTGAGCGCCGGCACGCCGATGGTCTGATCCGTCCCGGTGATGCCGTACTCGCCCGCGCGGACGATGTTCTCGACAAACGTCAACGGGGTCTGGACCGCCTTCGACAGGTCGGGGGGATGGGAGACGTCGCTCCGCGTATCGTTGAAGTCGAGGAACTTCTTGGTGAGGAGCGGGAGCGTGTTGTTCCGAATGACGAGCGCCGCCGCCACACCGTTGCCGATGGCGAAGCCGACCGGGGAATCGCTGAACAGATTGTGCTCGAAGCGCATCGTCTGCGACTGCTGCGACGGGTAGTTATTGTCGTAGCCGAGCACGCTGACCGCGGCGCCCTCGGTGCAGCGCCGCGTCGTATTCCCCCGCAGGATGACGTCGTCCACGATGACCCACGGCGTGTCGCCGTATTGGTTGCGAACGGTCAGCACGATCGGCGTGCCGCTCTGCCCGCTGCGCCAGTTGCCGTCACAGAGGTTGTTCTCGATCAGCGCCCGGCGCGCGTTCTTCAGCTCGATGCTGTTCTTGACGGTGGCGCCGTTGGTCCGACAGGCCTCGGGCTTGTAACAGGTGTTCCCCCGGATCGTGAGGTCCGAGGGGATACAGCCGGCAATGCGGATGTGCTCGCCGCCGGCCATGATGTTTTCGCCGGAGCCCTCTAGGTAGTTGTCGACGACCGTGTAGGGGCCGGGGCCGTTGTGGATCCAGACCGCTTGCGCGTCTTGCCCGCGGTTCCAGAAGCCGACGACACGGCACCCCTGGACCGTGAGCGACACGCCATGCAGGGCGATGCCGCGGCGTCCGCCCTGCGACCCCGCCGTAATCTCCAGCGTGTCCAGCGTGACGTCGGCCGGTTGGTCCTCGACCCGCGTGGCCATGAAGTCGCCGACGACGACGCACTCGCGGTCAGAGGCCCCCGCCTTGACGCTGAAGCCCTTGAAGAGCGACGCGCTGGCCATGACGCGGACCGTCGGCGTCAGCGCATCCGCCGGCACGAGCACGGCGTCACGCGGCCCGACGATCCGCACCGGTTTGGTCGCGAAGAAGTTGCCGACGTACATGCCGGCCGCGAGCGAATACGTCCCGCCGTTGGCGCACGCGCGGACCAGGTCCTCTGAGGTCCGGATCGGCTCGGCCGACGGCAAGAGCGCGAGCGCCGCGGTCGCGTCCGACTGGATCCGCGTTAAGTAGGCCTTGACGTCCATGTCTGTGGTCCTTCTCCGACGCGCCGACACGCGGCGCAGGTACACCCCCGCTTGGCCCACACGAAGCCGACCGCGGCCACCAACGCCCGCACCAGCGCGAGGCGCCCGCGGCTCCGGCACACGCAGCACTCTCCGCGGCCGAGACAATGCGGACAGGTGAAGCTCCGGAAGTAGAGGATCGTCACGGCCCCTGCCGAAACACCGTCCACCGGCGGATCATCTCGTCGGCCAACTCCGCGCGTTCGGCCGGCGTCCACGGGAGGAAGTCCGGATCCCAGTCGCATTCGACGACGATGCCGCCGTCGTAGCCCTCGCTCAACCCGTGATGGCCGCAGTCGGGCCCGATGCCGATGATGCCGCCGTGCGCGTAGAACCGGCGCCCACTCGACAACCGATAGCCGTCGAGGCCCGACGGTTCGCCGATGGTGCAGCGCTGCATGGCTAGCTCCCCATCCACCCGAGTTGCGCCGAGCGCTGATCGAACGGCAGGAGCTTGCCGCCGTCCTCCGGCGTCTTCGCCGGCTTGGGGCGCATCTTGGCGATCCCCGAGCGCGCGACATACCGCGTCGCGTCCATCAAGTGGTCGTTGCTCTTCACGACCCGCCCGCGCGCGTCGCGCCGGTACATCCGGAACTCCTCCCACCACGCCTGACAGGACGCGAACACCTTGAACCGTCCGGTCACCATCAGGTCCCACAGATCCGCAATCCCCGTCTCGACCGCCTTGTCCGGCAGCGACAGCGTCAGGCCCAAGCGCCGATACACGTAGACCAACTGCTCCGCATCGTGGTCGGTCATGATCAGCGCCGCCGCGTCGCCGACGCCCGGCCACAACCAGCCGGTCGGCCGGAGCATCCGTTCCTTCATCGCCGCCGCATGGAGACTCGGCTCGTTACTCGCGCGCTTATAGACGCTGCTGACATAGAGCACGCGGTCTTCCGGATTGAGCGCGCAGAACACTGCGGCCGTCGCCTTGGCGCCGCCGCCGACGTCCATCCCGAAGCCGCGCCACCAGTGCTCCGGGATCGCGAAATCCGCGACCTTCAGATCGTCCTCGTCGATCGGATAGACCGCGCCGGCCCCGAGCTGCGGAATGCCCTTGGTGCGCGCCGCCCGCTGATAGGGCAGCATCGACGCCCACTGCTGCGCCTTGACCTTCTCGGTGAGGTGCGGCGCGTCATCCCAGGTGGCCCCGACGATGAACCGCGGGCGCACGACCGCATAGGGGTTGTCTTCGAGCTTCTCGGAGACCTTGTCGCTCTTGACCGCGAACTCCTCTTCGCTCGCGGCGGCGGCGCCCTCCACCGTCTTGGTCATCACCTCTTTGGCGGGGATGTCGTCGTCCTCCGTGCCCGGCATGTAGGCCGTCGCGAAGTAATTGCGCATGAACGGCGTCCACCCCCGGAGCGGCGTGAACGTCGCGAGCACGATGCCGTCCGTGGTCATCGTGCGGAGGAGGCACTCCCCGTAGATGTCGGTCGAGCCCGCGGCCAAGGCCTCCGACCGTTCGGCGGGGTCCGGGGGCTCCTCATCGTTC